AGGCAAACCTTTCTGGTGGGGTAACAACACCTACACGTGGCACGCCGTCAACTGGTGGAGCTGGCAACTACGCTCCGATTTACATTCCAGTAACGTCACCACAGGTATCTCCAATGCAGACATTCCTGCGTGACGAAGCTCTACGTGGTTCACCGAACCTTGTTTACGACCAAGTACAGGGTGTACGTCACGACGAATACGACTTTAAGTCTTACCTCTACGCTGACACATTCCCAATTCTTATTACATCTGTTCTAGGTGGAAACGACATTGTTACTACTGTTACCGGCTCTGCTTATCAGCACGTAATCGGTCTTTACAACGACCCATCACACGGTTCACAGCCATTGTCTTACTCAATTATGGACTTTGACGGAGCTAACTATTTCACCATTGCAGGCGCACAAGCCGAAAGCCTCAACGTAACTTTTGGTGCAGAAGCAGCAGCCGATGGCACAATTAAGTTTTTTGGAAACCCATACGTTTCAGCAACGTCAGCTCCTACGCCGTTTACTTCACTAAGTATCTCAAACGAACACATGATTCCTGCTTGGGATACGGTTATTTCGATTGGCGGAACAACTTACAACTACATTTCAACAGGTGAGCTAAAGATTGACCGTAAGACAAAGCCTATTTTCACAATGGGTGCACAGGCTCCTTACTACAACTTTGCTGGTCCAGTAGAGGTAACAGGTAAGTTCACCGCCGTTGTTAACAGCACATCTGACACGTTCTCAACAACTGCTGGTGGAAATTACGCACTTACACGTGCTCCACAGGCAATGACAATTACGATGACAGACCCTAACGACTCAACAAGTGCAACACCTCACTCGGTTGCATTCCAGTTGTCTCAGGTTCAGTTCCATGATGTCAAGCGCACACGTGGCAAGGAATACACCGAAGTTGAAGTGTCATTTACTGCTAACGGAAATACAACTGACACACCAAGTGGAACTGGCTATGCTGGATACTCGCCAATCAAGGCAACTATCATCAACGCACAGTCAACCGCTTACCAAACTGGGTATTAAATAAATAAAGGGGAGTAAATGCCAGCAATAAACTTATCTACAGGCGATTCAGCAATTCTCTACGCTCGTAATGAGATTAGTGAACGCACCAATCGCGCTATTTCTAAATCATTTATGGCAGCAGGTTCTATTGCTGCAAAGCTTCAGGATTTTGGATTCGATGAAAACGACCCTTTAACTTGGGGAAAATGGACAGAATTAACGCCAGATGAGCAAGACAAAATTAACGAGTATCAAGCAACGTTAATTGTTGGATTTGTTAAATCTTGGTCAAGGGGCGATTTGCCAACTTTGGATTCATGCCTTGATTTGCCTACTACCTTGTTTCAAGAACTGGCTAATGCTTGTTCGAATGAATTTTCTAAACAACTCGACTTTTCTCCGGACGGTGTGACAGACCCAAAAGTGCCTATCGTCGAATAAATAGACTTCGTTCTGCTCTTGAAGGTAAAAATGTAGAGCTAGATGCAGAGGTTTCTGCTTATTTTAGAGAGTATCGCTTTCGTACTGCGTTTTCTTGTTCTCACGAGGATTACTTAAACCAGCCAAGCGAAGTAGTCGATTGGTTGCTTACAATAGATGGGGTAGTCAAGGAGATACAGAATGGATAACATTTCAATACACGTCAAAGGTGTTAGTACTGTAGAAAAATACCTTGAAGCGCAAGTGAAACGCCTTGATGCTGCTGCTCAAAGAATTGTTGAAAAAGGTGGTTTGATTATCGCCAATAATGCAAAGGGTCAATTCAAAGGTGGCGGAACTGCTGATGAAAATCACCCTAATCCAACATTTCGTACTGGAAACTTACGCAATTCCATTAAGGTTCTCGAAGTTCGTAGGGAAGGTCTTGGCATGTATTCAAGCAAGACTGGACCAACAATGATGTATGGTCGTCGTGTCGAGCTCGGATTTAGCGGAACGGTTAATGGCTATACGGCTTCTAGGGGCGGAACTACTTATACAGTTGGTTCTTATTCAGCAACTACAAGAGCATTTCCCTACATGGCTCCGGGCTTTGAAAAAAGTAGGGCAGAACTGCAAGAACTTTATTCCTATGAATGGCGAAAGGCGCTCTCCTAATGGCTGAATCATTAATGCCACCAGTAATCATTGAGATTATGGCTTCAATCAAAGAATTCACCGCTAAGAAAAATGAGGTGATTCATGGTTTAGAGCAAATACAAACAGCAGGTAATACAACGTCTGCAAAACTCAGTGCGCTTGGTACAAAAATTGGCAATTTTGCTTTAATGGGCTCAGTTGGTGTTGCCGCTTACGCAACGAAACTTGCATTTTCATACCAAGAAGCTCTCGACCAAGTAGCCAGAACAACAAACCTAACCAAGAAACAAATTGAGGAATTAAGTCCAACAATTCTAAAAGTTTCCAAGGATACTGCTACTGCTGCAACAGAAATTGCTGCTGCTTATGCACAAGCGGTAAAAGGTGGTCTTTCATTAGAGCAAGCCAACTCGGCTGTGGCTGCTTCCGCTATGTTCGCCAAAGCGGAAAGTGGAAACTTAACGCAAACACTTAATGCTGCTCTTGTAGTACAACGTTTGCACATTCAAGGTACAAAATCTGTAGCTCAAACAGTTGACATTTTTACAAACGCTGTTAAAAACTCGAAACTTACCGCTAACGACCTAAATGCAGCAATGGAAGGTAGGGCGTTGTCTGTATTTGCTGCTTACGGATTAAGTATCCAAACGATTACAACTTTGTTCGCTGGATTAGCCAACCAAAACATTTATGGTACTCAGGCTATGCGTGTTATGAACGCAGCTCTTTCTGGTATTGAAAAATCAATGACAAGTGCTTCTGGAAAGGCAACACCGTTAAATAATGCTCTAAAAAGTATTGGTTTGAATCAAGCAAACTTAGCTTCACAGGTCAATAAACCGGGAGGATTCATTATGATTCTCCAACAAATAAATGACGGTTTTAATAAATACGCAACTGCTGGTCAAAAAGCTCTTGGAATTACAGCATTTTTGAATAGTGCATTTGGTAAAACAGTTGGACCAACACTGGCTAACTTTATGCCACAACTACCAATGATGTTAAAAATGTATGGTGACGCCAACACATCTGGTTCTACTCTTGCGCAATTTAACGAATGGTTAAAATCTCCATCTGGTTCTTGGCAAAACTTCTTAACTTCTTTGCAAGATGCTTTAATTCCTTTGGGCGACAAAATCTTGCCAAAATTAACTACTGCATTGCAGGAAATTACAAAAATACTTGATGCTCCTAAAGGAAGTAAAACTAATACCGCCCTTAACGTTGCTCTTGGTGTTGGTGGTTCTCTTCTGGCTGGATTTACAGCTGCAAAATTTGCAAGGTATGGAATAATTATTGCAGAAGCCTTTGGAGCTACAATCGCTGCTGGTACAGCAGTAGTTATTGGTTCTGCTGTTGCTGCTGGTGTTTTAGCTGCACTTGCACTTTGGCATTTGGGTGCACCTACGCAAGCAACCGCCGATGCTTCTCGTGCTGCATGGAACGAAAACAAGTTTAAGGGAGCGGTTGACGTAGCTGTTATGTCATTAAATACACTTACTGGTTGGTTCAGCAAAGTAAGTCACATTCCTATTCCAAACATACCGATTATTCATGCTGCTGCAACGGCAGACTCAACCGCAGTTCCGGGTGGTAGGTCAAGTATTATGCCAGGAACATCACCGGGAACAGTAAAAATTAAGGTACACCCATAATGGCAGAGGGAGCTGGAAGTTTTAATGGTGGCAACATCAACAACATTGAAATAGAAATTGACGCTGCAATGATTGGTGCATTTTTAGCTAAAAATCCTGCATTTGTAAATGCCATCGCTATTGAAGTTAGAAGCGCATTGTTAAAAGATGTACGACGTATGGAAAACTTGTTTGCTAATAAAGCTGGAAAACAAGTTACAAATCAAACGCTTCCAGCACCATCAACACTTAATACAAATCAAGGAAACAGATTAACGTGACCCTTGCTTCGCTCCCTACATTAAATGTTTATGTAGCTTTCAACCCAGTTGCTAGTAGCAATACGCTTAATACTGCCAATCAAGTTCCATTTAGCGATACTTCTTACTGGACTAACATAACTGCTTACGTACAAGATTTTAATACGAACTCTGGAAAACAACACTTTATTGACCGAGTTGAATCGTCAACGCTAAACATAACTTTTAACAATAGAACTGGTTATTTTTCAGGCAACCCCAATACTCTTAACGTTCGTATGCCTATTGGTATAACCGCAACTTGGGATAGCACTACGTATCCTGTTTTTTGGGGATTAACTGACAGCATTAGGGAAAACGTACAAGACCAATTAAACTCAGAACTTCAAGTGTCTTGTTCTGATTTGACTAAAATCCTTGCACTTCGCTACATGGCTTCTAACAATTTCTGGAAGCAATACGCTAACCCCGCAAGTGGTAATACATCAGGTTGGTATCGTGGCACTACAGCTTCTAGGGCAGTTGTAACAGGGGCTACGTCGGTTTCTGCTGGTGGTGGTTCTTACAACATTACCTACAAAGCAATTAACAATTTTTCAACTGGTCAATACGTCACTATTTCGGGATTAAGTGCTGCTAATGGTTCTACAACAGGAACTTTTAATTACGTTAATGCACCAATTACATCTTGTAATGCAACTCAATTTGTAATTAACGTTACTTTTCCTGTTTCGACTGGTACGTCTCTTGGAACTGGAACGGCGTACATTTCTAACATTTACAACTATTTAACTAATGCGAGTAATGGTTTGTATTATGGCAATGTAGCTTTTCAAAATAATGGAGCAATCGTTTATGAAGCTAACGGTTGTGTCGATTTAGGTAATGGTGGAACAAACTTTTTCACGGGTGCAGCAACTGTTGGTGCTGGTGAATTAAGTATTTCTACACTCCCTAGTGGATGGTCTGGCGTTGATTTTTGGATGTTGGGTAACGGCATTACTAATCAAACAATTTTTACGCAAGATGTTGCAGTGAGCGGTACGCCCTCCGTGTATACGTTAAAAGCTTTTGTTTCTGCTACTGGTGAAGTTTCTGTTTTAGTTAAAAATGGAGCTACATCATTAGGTACGGCAAAGGTATCAGACAAATACGTTAATGATGGCTACTGGCATCACATTGGTTTAGTTTCTTTGCCTAATGGTTATTTAGAGCTTTACGTTGATGGTGTTTTTGCTAGTGGTGGAGCTGGACTTCAATCATTTGGCTTATTTACTTTTTATACTGCTTTCACGCCAAGTTTTACCATTGGACACGACAGCGTTGCACTTGCTTCTAATACTCTTGCTGCTCTTATTGACGAAGTTATTTTAAGCACCAATGCCAGTATTGCAACACTTAGTACCGAAGTTACAAAACGATACAAAGCAGGACAAATACTGCAACAAGGTCAACCAATTTCTACCTATTCTTGTTATTCGGGTGACAGAATTGCTGAAATACTCTGCATTTCGGGGTATGGAAGTATTGAAATTGTTAGTGGTTCGCCAACCGTTGTTTTGCCTACATGGACAAACTCTTTTGGAAATACGGTTAGTTTGCTTAACATTGCTACGGGTTATAAAACTTACATACCTTACGTTTACGGAAATACAAACGGAACCTGTCAAGTAGAGCCTTATTACTACGACACGCCAGTAACCAATTCATCTGCCATAGGTTTAATTCAACAAATAACCGACACCGACATTGGTGCGTTTTATCAGGGTCCAGATGGAGCTTTTTACTTTAACCCTCAGAATTATTACGGAACATGGTCTTGGAACACTCCTACTACCGGCACTGGAACGTGGACATTAAACCCATCTATTTCTCCTTCTGGCAATTACATTTGGTCGGATAACAATACAGGTGTTCCGTATGACGCTCCTTCGTTGCAAGTTGTAAAAGACGATGTTGATTTATGGACAACTGTAAAAATCTCTCCTCAATCTGGAACAGAACAGATTTACGAAAACGTAGCGCAAGAAGCTCGTTATGGTTATACAACTTTGACGAAAGGTTCTACTGTTCCAATTTCATTAAATGCAGCATTATCAACCGCTAATTTTCTTGGGTATTTGTTTAATTCACCTTTGCCTAGAGTTCAAAATGTTGAGCTTCGTGCAGAAACGGTTGAAACTAACGTATCTACGAGGGTTGTTGGTTATTACATACCTGCTCTAATTGGAACACTTTTTGGTGATGTAGTGCAATTTATACGAAATTCACCTAACGCTACGGGAAGTGGAATAGTAAATCAAAAAATGGCAGTAGAGGCTATCAGTCATACATTTCATGCTGACCCGGGCACATGGCACACGTCATTTGTTCTTGACCCTTATCCTGTGAGGTCATAATGCCTAATGTTCCTAATACAACAGCAAACGGTTTGGTTTTAACCTCAGTAGGAGATGGTTCAAACGCTTCTCGTTGGAGTTCGTCAACGTCAGGTACTACTTTCAGCATGCCTTCGGGAACCATTGTTGATTATGCGGGTTCTGCTGCACCTACTGATTGGCTTATTTGCAATGGAGCTTCAATAAGCACTACAACCTACGCAAACCTTTTTGCTGCCATTGGCTATACATACGGTGGTTCAGGTGCTTCATTCAATTTGCCAGACCTTCGAAACAAAATGTCTATTGGCGTTGGAACCAGTTATGCATTAGGTGCAACAGGTGGGAATGCAACAACAACTTTAAGTGTTGCAAACTTAGCGGTTCACTCCCACAACTTGTATCTGTCTCACACACACGATACAGATGCAACTCACGGTCACGGATTTACACAAGGCGCACATCACCATCAAATTTCTGGTCTTAGTCACGGTCACACCGTTTCTAATACTTCTCACGCTCACGGAGCCAACTCATTAGACCCCGGAGCATACGGAGCATTTTGGGGTAATGGTTCTGGTAATAACTACAAAATAGGAACATCGGCTACTGGTGGAATTGACGCTGGTAGAATGAACGCCACAGGAAATAGTAGTTTGCCAAGTGCTGTGGCTGATAGCTCTCTTAGCGGAACTTACAATACCGGCTCAAACATTACTGATTCAAGCAGTAGCGTAAATACTGGTTCCGGCACCATTACGTCTAGCACTTCTTTGCTTGGACCACTTGCAACGGATGAAACTGGTAGCGCAACTCCTTTTAGCAACCTTCCGCCTTATCTTGCATTAAACAAAATAATTAAAACATAGGAGAATTATGGGTATTTCATTTAATAAAATAATTACTTGCAACGGTTGCAATAAAACCTTGACAGACAATACAAACTTTTCTGCATTTATTGAATCAACCAATGGAACGGCTGAAAAATTGTTTACAGAGCAAATTGTTGTTTGTGACTTAAATTGCTTTAAGGATTTTGCTGCTAGTTTGTCTGCGCCGTTAGCTTAAAGGCTATACACTAACTGTATGACCGACGTACGAGAAAACATAATTGCATGGGCAAAATGGGCTGCCACTAATCATGCAAAGTTTAATTATTCACAAGGCGCACAACGAATGTCGGGCATAAACCGACCCGGAAAGCTACCTGTAATTGCAGACTGCTCCTCTTTTGTAACTCTTTGCTACAACTGGGCTGGCGCACCAGACCCTAATGGTATGTCGTACAATCACACCGGATACACGGGAACATTGCTGTCACATGGAAAGAAAATTGCCCTTAAAGATGTTCAGCCCGGTGACGTTATTGTTTATGGTGGCGGAACAGGCGAACACACAGCTCTTATTGTTGACGTTTCAGGAGCTAACTCTAAGAATCCTTTGACTATTTCACATGGTCAACAAGGCGACCCAAGCTATGTTCATGTTAATCAAGATGGTCGAAAGCCCCAAACGTACCTACGGTTTAACACAACTGCAATGACCACTCAGGGGATACACACGCCTCCGGCTGCATAGTATGAACGCTAATTCTTGGAACTTTTGGCTAACGTTTATTTCCTCTGCTTTTTTTGTAGCGGGTGGAGTGTGGACTGTTATCCGTTTGGCTCACAACATTCTTGCTAAGTCAGTTTCAGACCGTTTAGAGGAAATTCGCAAAGAAACTAAACCCAATGGTGGTTCTAGCCTTAGAGATGCCATTGACCGTATTGAAAGAAAACTTGACTCAGTTGCCTCGGAGCTAGACGAACACATTGGTTTTCATAAGGGAATGGGTGACCGTCTCTAATTGCCTGACTTGACCAGTTAGAAAATGCAGTGATACAGTCTAAGCAAGAACTCACAGAAGGAAATTAAATGGCTCGCTTACCAGTTGCACAGGAAAACACCGGACTAAATGCCATGTTTGTCCCCTCAACGACTTACTACCTAGCATTGTTTACAACCGACCCATCGACAACTGGTGCTTCTGGTGAAGTGACTGGTGGTTCATACGCTCGTCAGGCAATCGCTTTTGGTTCAGCCTCATCAGGTTCACAAGCTTCAACAAACGCACAGAACTTTACAAACATGCCAGTTTTGTCAGGTGGAGCTCCTTATTTCGGTCTATTTACTGCTGCAACTAGTGGAACATACCTCGGTGGTGGAACAACATCAGGTCTTAGCGGTGCAATTTCAGTTGGTTCAACTGTTGCATTTGCTATCGGTGCGGTTACTACTTCGCTTTCATAATGGGTGGAGAACAACAGTTTTCTGCTTCTGCCGTAGCAACCGTAATACCACCAACCCCTGACGAGGAAACATCCACCGAATCAGATAACTAGAAAAGGATAAAGCAATGGATGCATTAAAAAACTTTGCTTATTCCTTAATTGCAACTGCGCCATCACCAGCAACTAGTGGTACTTCGCTCGTTGTAACCTCTGGTCAAGGTAGCTACTTTCCTGCCACGCCGTTTGACGCAACTATCTGGCCTAGCGGAGTCCAGCCAACAAACACTAACGCTGAAATCGTCAGGGTAACAAATGTCTCCACTGACACCTTCACGATTACCAGAGCGCAGTACGGAACCACAGCTCAAAGTATTG